CTTGCGAGTTCATCGATATCTGTCGGGGGCCGATTCCCGAGTATGCACCCAGCGGGTTTGAAATAGATGAGCGTGTTCACGGGCTGTCCGATCTCGTGCTAGATAAGTCGGACAATACGATTAACTGAGGGGGTTTGTTATGAGTAAGAAGAAAAAGAAGTCTGATCCTATTCCGACAATAGTTTGTACGGCCGCGATCATCTGCTTTATATTGTTGGGGATAGCCGCTGTTATAACCGCTCCTCCGCTGAATGCGGATGAGTCGAGTGTCGGAAAGAATCTTGACCATTGGGCATACGATGAATGGGACAACATGAACTATATAGAAAAAGTACGATATGTCCAAGGATACATTGTCGGGCAGTTGGGGCTCACGTATCGATTGGAGAAGGAACTTGGATTAGAGAATGCGATTGAAGTGACCGGGAACGAAATGATATGGAGATCAGCGGAGATAGTGGTCAAGGAAGTGAATACCATTTATGGAATGCCGAGCAATCGGAGTAAACCCATATGGTATGTAATCGCATATTATGAGAGACTTTCAAAGGAGACGTGGTAATGGCAAAACAGGCAGTGAAGTTCACGCTAAGCAACACAAACGAGGAGGGTGCCCACAGCAAGGTAAAGGCCCTTCTTGTTGGGAAACCGAAGGTAGGAAAGACAACACTTGCTACCGATTTTCCGAAGCCGTTCGTTATCGACACTGACCATGGACTGGCCTCGGTGGTTGATCGTGGTATTCCCTACTTAAAGCTTGAAAGGCCGACGAAGGAACACTACAATGACACGCCGTGTGGCTACATGGATGTGAGGAGAGCGTTGCTTTCGATAAAAGACCGGAAGGGTGATTTGTGGGAGGCTCTTGGGGAGATTGATTACGTACCGGAAACGATTGTAATCGATAGCCTCACCGCTCTCAGTGACTACATGGAGGAAGAGCTTGTGATCAATCCTCCATATGAAAAGAAAGGAGGTGAAGAGACTCTACAGATACAGGATTACAATCTAGTCCAACGAAGACTATTTGGTATTGTGAATCTTGCGAACAGTCTGGATATGCACGTCGTGTGTATAAGCGGTGTTGAATGGACGGAAGACGACAGGAAGAAGATGTACGAGAACCCCGCATTGACCGGAAACAAACTGGGACAGCGGATCCCCTACCTGTTTGACGACGTGTACTTTATGTGGTACGATCAGGAGCGGAAAAAAAGAATGCTCACGACAGTACCCACAAGGACATTTCAACACTCGGGGACAAGACACAAGGTTCCAATGAAAGAGTTTATTGAACCGGACTTCAAACAATTATCCCAGTATTATTATGGAGATAAGTGAGGTTCCGCCTTACATTAGAGTAACGAACAGTTGGAGGGAAGGAAAGGGGCCGCTGATAGAAGACTATTGGGAGTATCTACCGGAGGAGTCCCTTGTGAAGGTGAAGGAGTACCGGGAATGGCTCGGCTTGAACAAGAGAGAGATAGCCGAGCGGATCGGTATTCATAGCAAACTGTACTCTCGGTTTGAGAGGGACGGAATAATAAGGAAGTTCAGTATATGGAGAGGATTGAAGATAATCTTCGGTGATATAATTGATGTACCACCGCCCATACCTGACAAATCTATTTCGTTTTCTGTAGAGAACCGGGCGTACAACGTATTCCAGCATTTATTGGATGAGGGTGTTAGTGAGCGCAACAGTGCCGCTACCACGGAGTACATTACTCGGCTTGCCATTTCAGGTTCAAAGAGCTGGGCCGGGGTTTCGAAAGAATACATTCGGATCCTAAAGAAATGGAAAGCAGGAGTATTCGATGTTTAGTAATTTACTTAGGAGGACACTAGTTATGTCAACGTACAAAGTTTCAGGTCTGCACGATCGAAGTGGTGATGTGAAATCCCCGCTACTCAAACCGGGACGATATGTGGTTACTTGCGTTTCAGCACGAGAACCCAAGCGCAACAGGGATGATAACGGAACTATCTTTGGTTGGGATCTGAATATTACCGATGCTCTCGGTCAAGCCGCTGATCAGGATCCCTCCCTCTATCAGGGGCGCAATCAGTATTTCTCAACGTTCATCATGGACGAAGAGCATCCGAAGTATAGCGATTGGCACCATCTCGGTGAAGAGCAGTTGAAGAACTTCTTGGATGCAATGGGAGTAAAGGTCGATGACGACGGCTCGTTTGATCCGGAAGACGCCGTGGATAATGAAGCCATTGCGAAACTCAAAGTTCAGAAGGCAAAGACCGATGATGATGATGACCGCAATGAAGTAGTTGAGTTTAAAGAGATGGAGAATTAAGATGGGAGTATCGGCTACATATACACAATTAGTGGGTGGCCGACTTCATGGTCAGAGTGTGGTGGATGTCCGTTTCGACGTTGTCGGGGCGGACTCCCCCCGCCTTAATAAACTCCTTGACTATTTAGTCGACTGGAAACCTCAGCTGTTTGGGAATAAACCGGGAATCATGATGATTCACGACCACCTACCGTCCCCCCAAGTCCCTGATAAGAAACTGATAAACTTTATTAGTTCGGCGAGGGATCGGGGCTTCGGGATAATTGGTGCGGGAAACCCGGACGCGAAGCCCATATGGCATGAGTATTGTAATTTCTTCCGAGTCGAACTTACTCCAAAGACCAGAGACACATGGATAGGCTACACCGTAAATGAGATTCGAGTGGTAGTAGAGGGATCGGGCGACCTTGTTGAACCGAGGATCGATGAGAATAATGCCGGAGCTGACAAAGTAATCGAGATCCCGGAGAAACGAATAGCACCTAAAGCAGTACTCCAGTTCTTGAAAGAGTCGAAGTTTCTTTGGGCAGTCTCTGTTCCACCAGTAAGGGCATACGTAGTGAACCTGATGGAGGAAAAAGATGATTGAAGGTGAAGTATTCCTGTTCCTGTTAGCCATTGTATTTATCGGCCCGATAGTTCTGTTCGCGGTACTCTCAATTGGGGCGTCCCTTCTGTCGGTAATTCTGGCCCCGTTTATCGTACTGTTTACGAGGAGGAAGTGATGTGGTTTGTAGGTGGTCTGATTGTTGGTCTGGTTGCGGGATGGTTTTTGGCCGTCCGGCAGGGAAGAGGGAAAGAGAAGAAAGAGGTAGTGAAGAAGAAGAAGGCGGTGCAGAAGGCGAAGGCCGAGTACGAGAAAGAGGCCGATCGGATCAGTGAAGAGGTGGAGAACATGAGCGACAAGGAAGTGGTCGAGGAGTTTGACCGCCTGTTCGGGGAGGGGGAATGATATGGGTCGTCATTTTATATTGCTCATTATTATTTTCTGTTTTGTCTCTGCTGTTGGTATGGCGTTTGACCGATCGGTTCCGGAGTATGACTGGCCTACGTTTCCGGACATTCCGGAAGAGGAGTTTGAGAAAGCGGCAACCACGAACTTGGGAGCGTTGAAGAGTGCGATATGGCATGCCGAGCAGTACAGGCTGTTGCGTGATCATGTGCAGGATGATTTGTATCCGTATGCGGTGGAGATGACGGAAATTGCCGAGGATCTTGCCGAAGAGAACGATGAGTTGAAAGCCCAGAGGACGAGGCTCATTGTTGGCATGTCGGTTGCCGGTGGAATTGCGCTTGTGAGTTTGGGTTTTGCTTTGTGGGGGAATAATGCTTCGAATTGAGAGGAAAAAGTCAAAGTGTTCTGAGTGCAGTTTGAATGGTGAGACGAAGGTGTGGGGTATATCGAGGACGGATGTGCCCCGTATCGTCTTCATTGGAGAGGCCCCCGGCGAACAGGAGAGCCGGGAGGGGGAACCGTTTATTGGCCCCGCAGGTAAGTTGCTGAGGAAGGCGGCAAGCGAGGCGGGGATAAACTGGCCGACAGCGTATAAGATGAACTGTATTAGTTGTAGGCCCCCGAAGAATAAGATCAATTCATTTGAGGGTCTTGATGCGCTGGAGAAGTGTCGTAGCGGATTTGATGAAGAGGCCGCCGGGCTCGATCAGGTGAAGGTGATCGTCCCGCTGGGAAACACGGCGAGTAGGCAGGTTGGAATTGAAGAGGGTATTGGGAAGGCCCGAGGCTCCATCTATGAGGTGGAGTTCGGAGGAAAGATCGTTCCTGCCGTACCGACATATCATCCATCGTTCATCATTCGAGGGGGAGATAAACAGTTTCCCACCATGGTGAATGATTTGATGAAAGCTATGCGTGTTGCCCGTGAAGGATATAAGCCGCCAAAAGAGGATTTCGAGTTATTCCCTACATTGGAGTTCTTAGAGATCTTTGTTGAGGAGTGCGAGGAAGAGCGCCCGCTGGTGAGTGTTGATATTGAGACGACCGGATTTAATCCTGATAAGAACGAAATTGTGATGATCGGCTTTGCAACGAGCGGGTCGGAGGCTGTTGTCATTCCTTTTACGAAGCAGGGTGGCGGGGACTATTGGACGAAAGATGAGCTTCCGGTGGCAAAGGATTTTGTCCAGCGGTTGCTTAATCTGCCTACTATGTTCCAGAACGCGCTGTTTGATGTGAGGCAGTTGAGAGCGAAAGGCTTTCATGTGCCGAATGTGGACGAGGATACCATGTTACTTCACCATGCAATCCATCCGGAACTGCCTCATGATCTTGGGTATATCGTTTCCATTTATGGGGAGACTCCTTATTGGAAAGGTGAGATGCTCGACAATATGAAGGGGAAGATGGATGTAGATGATTCCACTTTTCGAACATATAATGCTCGTGATGCAGTGGTTCTTCATCAAGTGCTACCTGCTATGAAAGAGGACTTGTCCGATAGTGGGACTGAGGAATCATATACTACATCGATGCGGTTAATAGATCCTATATTAGAGATGATAGAGAGTGGATTGCCGTTGGACAGTGAGAGGCTCAAGAAGTTTAAGGACGGTCTTGAAAAGAAGAAGGCTGAGTTGAACTCTAGGCTTTATGAGATATCGGGGTGTAGTCCTAAGTTGAGTGTGGATTCGAATCAGGATCTGGCTTACCTGCTGTACGGAGCGAAACCAAATAGCTATGAGAAAGCCAAGAAGGCCCTTGAGCAGGAGTACGGGGAAGGATCGAATAAGAGAACGGATACGAAGAAGTACCGTGAGTTAATTGAGAAAGTGGAGAAAGTGGATGAAACAGCACCTTTAGAGAAACCTCGAGGATGGAGTGTCCCGAGAACAGAGAGCGGGGCCAAGAGTACGAATGAAGAGACGCTCCTTTCTATGAAGCAAGCGGCGGTGAAAAGGATAGAGGCCATTGATAGGCTTAAACGGCCGACCGAAGAGCATGGGGAAGAGCGTCGTAAATTGGATCGTTTGATTGAGTTCCTTGATGTGTACAGAGAATACGCCGATACGTACAAGTTGGCTTCTACATATACAAAGTTCCCGGTTGGGTTGGACGGGCGTGTTCACGGAAGTTATCTTATCCACGGAACCGCTAGCGGGAGGCTATGTGTGAGTCCTGATACTTTCGTGGAAGTCCCTCAGAGTAGCTCTGCGCCGAAGAAGAGGGTGAAGGATCTCTCCGTTGGAGATTTTGTGTATTCCTTTGATGAGGACAGGGAACTCTGTTTGCGGCCGATATCTTGGGTAGGGCCTACTGAGGTGAAGGAAACGCTCATCATACACACTGATAAAGGCCCTCCCTTAACAGTATCGAAAGACCATCTTATTAGACTGTGGAGAGGTCATTGGAAACATGCAAAAGATGTTAAGGTGGGAGACCGACTGTTATGCATGCCGAAGATAGGGAACTACAATGGATATGAGTTGAAGCCTGAAACGATAAGGAAGTACAGATCGAAGCTTAGAGCAAACCATGTTGTTACGAGCATTGAAGAAGGCCCGGTGAAACAGTTATGGGATCTTGAAGTTGAGGGGACTCATACCTTTATTGGGAATGACGTCGCGCTACATAATTCTTCAAGGCAACCGAATATGCAGAACATACCGAAGGAGGCAAAACCTGTTTTTCATGTATCGAATGAAGATGAAAGCGTTCTTATTCAAGCTGACTACAGTAATCTGGAACTACGTGTTCTGGCCATTATCTCTGAAGATGACGTCCTCCAAGGCATATTCGACCGAGGAGAAAACGTTCATGACAATAATACTCGACTTCTCTTTGGGATCGATGAAGATCATCCTAAATGGAAAGAGATACGCCGTGCTTCGAAGATTTACATCTTCGGACGGAACTATGGAGGCTCTCTTCGGGGAGTATACCAGAAGGTTGTTAAAGAAGTACCTGACGTCAGACTTACTTGGAAGCGATTTCAGGAGATCGACTCGATTTATCGTTCTGAACATCCACGGTATGCCCAGTGGTATGATAGAACTGTTGAAGAGGTTCTATCTACGAGGAAGCTCAGAAATGCCTTTGGAAGATTACGGATCTTTCTTGGATCTGACGCTGAAGTCGTGCGAGCGGGCCTCAATTATCCCATTCAAAGCACAGCGGCAGACATCCTCAACCTCAACCTGATCAAGATGTATGATCATTTGAAGGATAATCGGGACAGGTATCAGGCGAGGCTCATCGGGACTGTGCATGACTCTGTGCTGTTGGAATGCTCGAAGGGTGCGGCGAATAGGACTGCCGAGATGGTGAAGACGTTCCTTGAGGCCCCCGTTTTGATGGGTTGGGAAGAGTACTCCTTTCCTGTCGATTTGGAAATGGGCCTAAGCTGGGGTGAATTAGATGACTTGGAGGTATAATGGAGGCACCGAGACCGCGGCTGGAGAAGGACGATCCGAACAAGTTTTGGATTCAGGATCCGTTCGACAAGTATATACCGAAGACGAAAGGCTTTATTTCAGATATGGTCTATCATACAAGGGGAATGGAGATCCCTACGGCATTCACAATATGGGCGTCGTTATTCGCTCTCTCTACAATTGTGAAACGGGAAGCGTGGGTAGAATGGACTGCTGATAGTAAGCTGTATGCCAATCTGTTTGTGATACTTGCAGGCCCGGCGGGGGTTGTGAAGAAGGGAAGTATTATATTTCTTGTTCAGAAGATTCTCGCCGGAATGGGAGAGAAGATTGATAACGAGCAGATCAAGAAGATAAAGAAGCTCGTTCTCATTGCGAATAAAGCCACGCCGGAGAGCGTTCTGGATGCGATGATCCCTCATAAAACTGGGAGGGAGGAGTTTGAGTTCCAGCGCCCGGACGGCTCGACGGTTCTTGACGAGAAGGGGAACCCGAAGAGATACCGGATAACGAGTGAAGCGGCCATCATTCTTCCTGAGATGAGCGTAATGCTCAACAGGCAACAGTATAATGAGAGTATGATCCAGAATCTACTTGATCTTTATGATCCGCAGGATACATGGGAATGGAGAACGAAAGGGGAAGGAACGCAACGGCTGAGAAGAACATATGTGTCCATGATTGCAGGAACTACTACCGAGGGGTTCAAGGATTCGATTCCTCAAGCCGCCGCTGGTGACGGGTTCCTGAGTAGATGTATAACGATATATCAGCCGAACACGAAGAGAGAGTTTCCGGTTCCCCTTATTCCAAAGGGAGCCCCGAGTGTGGATGAACTTACGGCAAAAGCTGGGTGGATAG